GTAATATCAAAGGCACGGGACTCAGAACCCCCGTAAGCAAACAAAGATCCAGCCCTACCCATAAGATTATATTCTTGGAGTGTGTTTGAGCCTACCTCAGAGATTTTGGGATTTTCTAGAAAAGGTATATAAGTTCTAAATATCCTGTGGTTACTTTGAGGAAACTCCAAAGTTAAATGGGATCGTTCTTCTAGCTTCCTTTTATTTTTGTGTTCTTCAAAATTATAGTTTCTACCATAATCTAATATATTTATATTGTAAGCCATTAATCTAACTGGTTCTCCCTCTCAGCCGCTAGTATTCTTAAAGAGGCGTTTGCTTGTTCTTGCAATGCAATTTGCCTCTTGATTACTGTGATTAGTTTTTGTGAATCGCTACTACTCGTGTCTTTCCTTAGCATTCCTGAAGCTAAGGAAGCGGCCTTTGAAAGAGTGTTAGAACTAAATGCCCGATCAATATCTTTCTTTTCCTTTTCTTTCATTCGCTTGGCAGTTTCGTCTGTATTTTTCTCCGTGCCCTTCATGTAACTACTAAGCATAGGCATAAACGTTGTGATAACAGCCAAGCCTAACCCTATAGGAC